ATATTGATCTGCCGCTATTTTTTTGTAACTTCCGTAGGTTGCCATTAATTAAACCTTTTCAATCATTATACAGAGAAGATTCTCCAGCCAAATGTATCGCCTGAGAATATTAAATCAAATGCCGCCGACTCTGTTGAAACTGTCATATCAGCCGCATCACCTTGTATTAATTTGCCATTACGTGCAACTGTAAGAGAATTTGTATCAAATGTTTTTGCTACATCAAGGAATCTAATAGTGTCGCCTACTGCCGGAGAACTTGGCAACGTTGCTGTAACAACACCACCTGATGTATTTACAAAATAACAATTAAATGCCGCCGTCGCAAAACTTGTTGTTTGAGTCGAATATGTTCCTGCAAAAGGATCTGCTGGTCCCCAAGATGTTACACCACCAGTAGTTGATTTTAATGCATAACCATTTGCACCTGCTACAGCACTAGGAAGAGTAATTGTGTAGTTGGTGCCAACAGTCGCTGGTCCTTGGATAGCAACATAGTTTGAACTGTCTGAATCTGCGAATCTTACATCGCCTTGTGCGTTTACTGTTAAATTACCTGCAGTAAGAGTTAAATCTTTCTGTACATCGACAATACCAGTACCGTCAGCAGTAAGTACTAAATTTTCATTATCCTTAACTGTTGTGATATTAGTAGTATCAAATGACAGGAATCCTACCCCTCCCGGTAATACACCTGTTGATATTCTACGTCCCATAATCTCTTCCTTTTATATTATTTACGCAGTCGCAGTTTCAATGCCAACCGCTACAGCATTAACGTTAATCGCACTCGATCTAACAACTAATACTTTACCAGCATCCATAACGATACCTGTTCTTTCTAAAACACCTTTTGCTAAAACTTCAGCATCATATTCTAAATAATCTGCATCGGCAGGTGTGCCTGAATTTGATACAGCGATCCTAATGTTAGCAGAGGCCGCGCCTCTATTAACTACAGATACTGAAACTACTGCGAATGTATCTGCTGGAACGGTGTACAGTGTTGTATCAGCCGCCGCTGATAAGTTTTGTCTACCTAAAATTCCTGTTGCCATTTATGTTCTCCGTTAGTTCAAGAAGTAGTTCCAAGCCACAGGATAACCATCTACCTGTCCTGAGAATTTGAACTTACCTCTCATATTAATTAATGTTCCACCAATTGTGGTGATTTGATTAGTGTTAATAAACACCGATCCTGCTGTTACACTATTTACATTCAATGACGCACCACCACCGCCAATCTGTGAACTAATGTAAGCCTTGATAGCACGTTGTGTTGGAACAATACTATCACTGTTTGCAGTAAAGAATGGGTCTGTTGAAAACTCACTAATACTTGCAGATCCACCACCTAGCGAAACTTCACCAAGTGATAATTCTTGTAATCCTGCGATGTTAAATGCATCAGCATTCAATGTCGCAATACCAGTTGACTGTTCAATACTGAACAATGAACCAACTCTAAAGTTACCATCCTGGTCAGTTGAAGTGTAGAACACCCTACCGCCATTATTGTCAACTGTTTCATTTGCAGGAATAGGAACCTGTGTAGGTGTTCCTGGATAGTTTGTTTCTATGAAACTACCTGTACCGATATCTAAGAAATCGTGTCCTGTTAATCGAACCTGCGAATATCTAATTCTTGTTTCGATCGAGTCCTCGTGCGGTGGAGATTCAACTATTTGTAAGCTCGGGCTTATTTGATAGAACGCTGTATAACTACCGTCTAATGATCCTAAGAATGTAATAATATTAACTAGTTTAAATGTTCTTCCTGGTAAACTATCAAATACTACGTTAGATCCAGCAACAGGTCTTGTTGAAATGTGTTTAACAGCAACATATGATCCAGTTTGGAAGTAATCTGCATATCCGTCACCTGTTAATATTTCAGCAGTAGATGCTGTATAGTTAGCGCCTCTGTTGGTAAATGTCGGATTACCTAATGCACCGTTACCGATGCGTATTGTAAATGGTGCTTCGTTAGTGTTATTAGGATCGGTAATCGTCATTGTTGGAGCTGTGTCGTATCCTGAACCTGGTTCAGTTAATCTAACAGCAAAGATCTTAGTTTGTGAAACATACGCACGACCTTTAGCTTTAGCACCTGTTCTAACTCTTGCTACGTTATTACCAGAATCATAATTAATTAATGTCCAGTATCCTACTCTATTTGGATTACCAAATGCTAACGCATTGTAACCTGCTATACCGTTGTCTAGTCCGTCGAATCCTTTCCATTCCCAATACAATCCATCTTGAGACGTTGCTATCCAGTTGTAATCAGCGGTGCCTGTGACATATGATGTCGCTACAAATAATCCTTGACCATATTTAATTTTTTCTAAGTTAGCCGCTGATGATCCATCAGCTGATCCAACTGTTGAAGCTACCCAAGTTGTACCGTTTTTGGACATCGCCGCATCGTTTGAATCTGTTGCGATCGCTACATAAATGTTATTACCGTATGCTATACTATTCCAAGCACTGGCCGCTGGTAATGCAGTACCAGTATCTGTCCATGTAACACCATCTGGAGATGTTGCAACATCTTGTGATCCTGATTTCACAGCAACGAATGTTCCATTACCGTGTGTGATTGCTGTCCAGCCTGTTGAATTTAATGTACCTGTGATATCCCACACTTCACCGTCCTGTGAAATAGCCACGGTAGTGCTATCACTAGCTATAGCAACAAATCTACCTTCACCAAATACTATGTCTGTCCATGCCGCTGATGCTGGCAATGTTGATGCAGTCCAAGTAACGCCATCTGCTGAGTATGCCGCCGCGGTTGATCCACTACGTAATGCAACAAATCTCGATACTTTAAGATTTGACGACCCGTCGTCAAATTCACCATGTTCTACTACTGACCATGTACCTGAGCTTGGTAATGTTCTTGCTGTCCATGTTTCGCCATCTGCTGAACTAGAAGCCGCTGTTCCGCCTGATGCTACAGCAACATAAACTCCGCCTGATCCATATCCAGTAGCCTCAAATGCTTCGATAGCACCTGTGCTTGCATTTATACTTGTAACTTTGATTGTAAGATCGTTTGCTGTAGTTGTTCCACCTAGGCTTGTGCCTGCAATCGTAATAGTTTCCTGTCTACTATATCCTGTACCTGCAGTTGCGCTTGAAACGATGTACTTAGTACCATTTCTAACTACATCCCAAGTCGCTCCTGATCCTGTACCACCATAAGTACCTGTTTGTCCGGTATATGTAGCATTGGTGTTACCATAAACTGCGCTGGTCCAAGTTGTCGAAGCTGACATAGTTGATACTGTTGTACTTGTTGTTGGAGCGGTAAATGATATTCTCGGTTCTAACACATAAGTTGTTGAAGCATCTGGAGCAACAATAGTTGTTCCTGGAACTATATGTTCCCAACCTGCGCCTCCATCTGTTTCTCTTGTAACTGTTGCTAATTTAGTACCTGCATTATAAGTTGCTACAGTACCATATTGCCCAGCACCAGTTCCACCAGTTAAATAAACCTTCATTCCAACATATGCAGTGCTTAATTCACTATCAACAGCCGCTATGGTTATACTTGTTGTAGTACCTCCCTGAGCGGTGTTTTGATTAGTTAAGTAATTAGCACCGCCAAATTCTCCTGGAGAACCCGCTAACGCTAATTCTAATAATCTAACTTGGAATACTGCACCATCGCGAAACTCGTCTTGATCTGCGATTGCTCCTGTTCCTGCTCCGGAAATAGTCCAAGTTGCTTCTGTATAATCATTACCTGCATTATCAAAAGCATATGCTAATAAATTACTGCCATTAGTTAATACTTCACCTACAGTGGCTTTAAAGTTGTGATTATCAACAGCCGCTGTACCTACGGTTTCTGTAGCGTCAAATCCTTCTGCTACTGAACCAAAGTCACCATATGAGTTGTTACCGTTCGTACCACGGATACGTCCACCGTTCTCTGACAAGTAACCAATGTGTGAGTAATATGTAAACACAGACACAAGTTCTGCTCTACCATTGTTGGTTACCCAAGCACCGATACCATCACTGATAACCTGTGTAAAGTCGTTTGAAACGATCGAATCGTTACCGCCGTTGTGTAATGCACCGTCGATCTTCTGACCAATAGCCGCTGTACCAAATGTAGTAACGTTCTGTACATAACATGATCTTGTTGTTACCCAAGTTCTATAATCATCTGGACCCCATCCTGGATCAAGTGATACATAAGCACCTGCTGATACCCTTGAAGTACCGTATGTATTTGGTGCTAACAAGTCTCCTGATAATCCGTCTAATGTCATGTTACGAACGCCAGTAGCATTACGTACATAATACATATCTTCTTCTAGAGAACCTAATACAGCATTGTAGTAATATCTTGAAGCCATTAATGACTTGTAATTACCTGGATATTTAATATCGTATTTGAGAGCGTCTATATAAGCATCTATATCTCTTAGGCACGCTGTAGTGTTATAGAATAAAGTTACTGCTACGCTTCCTGAAGCATTTGATAGTGTTACTGCACTTCCTGTCCTTGTTGTGGAAACAATAAAATCTGTGCTATCTACGATTTTAATTACATAGTAAGTAGTATTTGCACTTAGCCCGCCGATCGCGCTAGCGAATCTAACTGATGTTCCTCTCTGTAACCAACTTGTATCACTAATTGTAATTTGATTTGTTGATATAGCTGTTGCTGTTACTGTGTCTGAATATGCATCTACTATGTAAGCAGTAGCTTCTGCTTTCAAGAATGCTCTATTAACTTCTAACTGATAAACAGCCGCTTCGACATTTCTAGTACCATTTGCACAGTTATTGCCTTCAAATGATCCCATATAAATTATGTCATCTAATGTAGTGAATAGTGTTGCTGTTCTAGATGCCGCTAGTGCTTCACTGTTAAGATAAGTTGCTGTATCTCCTGCAATAGTTGCGGCTAAATCTGCGTATGCCGCTCTGGTTGCCGCTTTTTGGCTTAGTGTATAAACTTCACTAGCATTTCCTCTTAGATATGCATGTGAAGCTACTCTTGTTGCGAAATTACTATTAAACATAAAGTCGAACATAACAGCTTCTGTGATCAATCTAGTATCACGCTGGCATTTAGCTGAATCATATGTCAGACTTGGATAATTAGTACTAATGTAACTAGTCAATGCTGTTACCAGAGTTTCTTGCCCTGCATCTAAATCTCGTGCCGCTTGAATTATACCTGGATCTACTCCTGAAGTAGCCGGATAATCAATCACATCGCCTACAATGCTTAGTCCTGAACCATTAGTTAATGTGTGAGTGCTTCCACCAAATGTTTGAGAAACTGTAAATGTGTTAGCGCCTGGAACAGTTAATACCCAATATTTTGTTCCTGCTACAAAACCGTTTGCTGTTGTTCTTGGTGTAAATGAATCGCCTACTGTCAATCCATGTGATGTTGCTGTAGCTTCGTTAGTTGCAATAGCAGTAACGGTAATATTTGGAGCACTTGCAGTGCCTCCATTTACAATATCAGCGATGATTTGTATATTAGTTTCAATTAAAGTTTTGGCCGCCGCAGAGCCTGCTGTGTCTGCATAAGGAGCAACAGTACTTTGTAATGCAGTATAAGAAGATTGTTCCGCTACTGCCGCCATTGCTGTTTTAAGTTGTCCATATGCCGCTACAGTAGCCGCTTTTTCTGTAGAATCAACTAATAATGTTGCACCTTCATAATATGCTAATCCGGCATTAAGAGATTGGTAATTACCGCCATATGTTAAATCATAAACGATAGCATCAACAATATAACCTACATCTCTTCTACATTTTGTTTTACTATATTTTACATTAGGATAGTTTTCTGTGATATAAGCAATAACTTCTTCTTGGAAGAATTGTTTATTTTCTTTTATTAATTTTCTAGCATCTCCATAACCTACCAAGTATGATGTATTATAGTTTGTAGGATCTGTAAGAGTTCTTAATACATTTGTATTAATTTTGAAATCTTCTTGATTAGCGATTATTCTAGCTAATTGTTCGACTCTAGTTTCTTCTGGTGTGTCAGCAAAAGGATAATCCTGTTCTTGTGCTGTTACATTGCCTGAAGTTGGAGTAACTGAAGTGCCTTTAACAATATCACCTATTACACTTACTAGATGATTAACAGTTTCAATACTATATTTCGCATCTGATTTATGCACTAAGCTACCTGCAGGACCTGCGTTCACAGAACGAACTTCGTCGCCTAATAAACAAACATGTTCTGGTACAATGATCGGTAATACTTCTCTGTATTGTCCTGTTTTAATAATAATAACTACAGGTTCAACATATCTTGCCGGAATTCTTGAAGAATCTCCGTCTGCAATAGCATTTGTGTAAATTACTAAATTAGTTGTAATATTAGTTAATGCTCCTGCTTCTGCTGGGATACCTGTTTCAGTATATTGTGAAACAACAGCAGTTGAATTATCACCGTTTGTAGTTTGATAATTTGTTGAAGGCGCTTGTTGATTTAATATATTTTCAACAAGAGTTAAAAAGTACCCGTATGCCGCGGCTGATTCTTCTTTCTCTTCAACTAATTTGCTATAACTTCCTGTTCCTGCTAATTCAGATTCAACCAATGCACCAACAACTGCTTGTGCCGCTCCTCGAATTTTTACATTGCCGCCGTGTGTTAAGTCATGTATTAATGCATCTATCACTAATCCGACATCTCTAGCACATCGGAAGTCTTCGTATACAAACGCTCCATCAAATGGTGCTATTGTATTTGTTACTTGATAATCGATCCATTCTACAACTTCACGTGCGATAAATGCTCTATTAAGTTCGAGCAATCTAGCCGCATTTGGAAACTTAGTACCTTTTTCAATCTGTTCACACGCATATCTAATTGTTTTCCAAGGTTTATCAACAGTTCTGCCATTAATTGGTGCTGGACCGTCTGTTCCGTGTGGAGCAACATAGTAAGCATTTTCTGTTACTCCTAATGTAGCCCATTCAGGTTCTAAATCTGTACTTACACGTAAAATTTGACCTTCTTGACCTACTGGTAATCTTGCTGGACCTGCACCTGCAAAATAAACCAAGTCACCTTGTGTAGTTAATACCGCTGTGTCTGAACCAATGTTTAATAAATTCCAATAAGTACCTGAAGTATCTTGATCTGGTCTTGAGTTTACTGCGCCACCGCCTTCTACTCCAATAGAAGACCCGTCATCGCTCTCTGCTCTATGTTTTGTTACACAGATGTAAGCGTTTGCATTATATCGTACAGCATCTCCGACTTCATATTCATTGTCATCGGTCCAATCGCCTTGCCAACTAATACCACTGTTTAGTCTATTCCAATATGTTGTATTAATAGGATGAAATGATGCATTAACAGTCATCGAACCAGTGTCATTAGTTAATGTTTTTGCCGACCCTGCTAGTGTTTCTTTAATAGTAATTGTAGTGCCACTTGCTACATTTGCAATATAATAAGTAGCACCGTTATTAATTCCGTCTATGCTAGTTCCAGAAAATTGTATAGCCATATCAGCTACCATTCCTGTTGTATCACCTACTGTAACTAAATTTCCAGTTGCCGCTGTTGCTGTTGCTGTTGTTGAAATAGATGGACTGTCTTGTAATGCCACATATGTATTTCCGTTGACTCTAGTAACATCTCCGATTTTGTAAGAAGTGTTAATAGCCCAGTCATTAGCCCAATTAAAATTTTCTGCAAACAGATACCAATCTGTTGTATTTGTGCTTGGTGGTGATGATGCGGATGCTGTATGATTAGTTTTTGAAATATATTGATTACCACCATATCTAACAATGTCACCTACTTGGTATGCAGTTCCGCCACCGTTCCATTGATCTTCAAATTCAACACCTTGTACCCATAGTTGCCAATTTGCTTGTTCTGCAGTAAAATTTGTAGCAGATGTATAAGCAGTTGTACAAAGGAAAAGATTTGATCCTTGCTTAACTACATCATTAATTTTATACCGAACGCCTGCTGAACTATATGCACCTTTAAATTCAAACCCTTTATTGAAATAATCCCATTTACCTTGATCTACTTCTAACCCATCTGAATCGGTTGATGCAGAAGTGTGTCCTGTATTACAAACGTAAGTTTGTCCACCGTATCTAACTATATCATTTGCTTTATAACGAGTAGTAGTTGCCCAATTATTTTTCCAATCGAACCCTTCGGCATAGGCATCCCAGTTTGCGATGTCAGCTTCTAATCCATTGGCAGATAATGATTGTGAAGTATGACTGTCATTCGCGATATAAAGATTACCACCATATTTTACAATATCACCGATCGCATAAAATGTAGATGTCGCCCAATCACCTTTCCAAGATTGGCCGTCTGTCATTAAATTCCATTTTGAAGGAGAGATATCTAAATCAGTATAGAAATCTGCGGCTGAAGTGTGACCTACCACACAAATATATGTTTTACCGCCGTATCTTACTACGTCATCGACATAATAGGTCGTGGCTGTAACCCACGCATCCTTCCATACAAATCTAATTCTACCTAATCTAAACTCTGCCATATTTTACTCCGTTATCAAGTATTTACCGTTTCTTTAAGATGTCCTGTTAGCGTCATCATCAAAGGATGCATGATACATAGTTTGTGCAACTATCGCGCCGCTGACTTCTCCTGCTCCGTCGTATCCTGTCACTCCGTCTGAAGTACCGTCGAATCTAACTAGTGATGGAAAATTAACAAAACTACTAATAGTAGAATTAATTCCATCTGGACCAACTTTAACAGTACCTGCAATGAAACTTGCTGTTGTTAGTTCTGCTCCGCCAACGCTTAATCTATTCGCTAGATATGCTTTAATAGCACGCTGTGTTGGAACCACATTATTTGAATCTGCTGTGAATAAAGGATCTGTTGAGAACTCTCTAATAACAGCACCTGTGCCTCCTAATCTAACACCGCCTAGTGCTAATTCACTTAGTCCGTCTAGTTGAAAGAAGTCAGCACTTAATGTTACGATACCAGTTGCCTGTTCGACTTGGAATAGTTCGCCACATCGGAAGTTACCTGACTGATCAGTAGCTGTATAGAATACTCGCCCGCCTTCCGATTCTGCTATTTCATTTTCTGGTGCACTTACAAAATTTCCTGTACTATATAGTGTAGGATAATTTGTCTCAACAAAATTACCAGTACCTATATCTAAGAAATCGTGTCCTGTAATACGACATTGTGAGTATCTTTCACGTATAGTTACTCCGGTAGCATGTTGTAAATTATCATTAATGCTTAATTCAGGAGTTATTCTAAATGTCGCTGATAATTGACCGTTAACATCTCCGATGTCTCCGAGTTCTGTAATAGTAATTACTGTATAAATCTGAGCATTTCCGTCAAATATAAATTGTGTTCCTGGTCCAGGGTACCTCGATAGATCGCTTAATGTTACAAATTTTCCTACTGGTATAATATCTCCAAATCCGTCACCGGTAACTGTTACTGTAGTTGTTGAAGTTTTATATCCAACACCTCTGTTAAGCCAACTTGGTTGTCCTAATACACCATCGCCTATTCTGTTTTCGACAAACAGTTCACTGGTATTTCCTGGATCGATAATAGTAAGAGTTGGAGTTGTGTAATATCCTGAACCTGGTTCCCAAATTCTTACCGCTGTGATTCTTCCGCTTTCTACTACACATCTACCTTTTGCTCTAGCACCGGTATAAACTCTGTTGTATGTAGGAGTTACACTGTCTGTGATCACTAACCACATAGGCGAATTGTTTCTTAAACTAGAATCACCTAAGATTATATCAGGATTGCCAAACACTGCTTTTTTCCAATTTTGAGAATTTGTAAGTTCTTTAATTGTCCAATTATATCCATCTTGTGATGTGGCACATATCTGCGTTGGTCCTGAAGTAGCATCTCCTGCTACAGGTCTACCTCCGGTATCACAAGTAGCAAAAAATAATCCTTGTCCATAACTTATGCTAGTCCAGTTCATTATTGTAGAACCATCTGGAGTAATCATGTCTCTTGGGTTCCATACGGTTCCGTCAAAGCTGTATGCTATTTCTCCAGTATCTGCTAATGCTACAAATCTATCATTGCCGTATGCGATGTCCACCCAGTTAACCTGTGTCGAATCGCTAATTACATCCATTATGGTCACATTCCAAGTGATTGTGTTGAGGTCTTCATCATATATACCTGTCGCATTCACGTTATTTGAATTTGCTATAGCAACAAATTTATTTTTACCCCAAGCAACACTTACCCATTCGTTAACAGTAGAATCTCCGAAACTTGGAATATTTGCATTTGTCCAAGTTACACCATCATCGGCACTAAATATCGCTCTATTATCTGCTCCAGATACAGCTACCCATATTCCTTGTCCGTATGCTATATCATTCCATAATGACGAAGCAGGCAAAGTTCTAGATGTCCAAGTCACGCCGTCATTGGATGTTGCCGCTACATTACTATCATTCTGTATTGCAACAAATTTATTATTTCCAGCACCGATAACTTTCCAATCTCCTGAGCTTGGCAAATCTCCGTTTTCCCAGGTTACACCGTCTTCACTATATACTGCTGTTGTTCCTGTTGATGCTGTCGCAATAAATTTACCACTTTTTGCTACTCCCTCATATTGGAATGTTACTACACTATCTGTACTATCATCGGTTGTTGTTAGAACTTCTATCCTGATATCATTATCAGGAGTAACTCCTCCTACGTCTGTTCCTAAAATAGTGATACTATCTCCTGGGACATATCCAGCACCGCCGTCATCTAAAGTTACTGTATAAGATCTTCCTTGTTTGGTTACCAAGAACGAAGCGGCATATGGTACTAATCCGTCATCTTCAATTACTTCCCCGGTTCCTACTTGCCCTGTTTTAACACCTAATGTCTCTGTAGTTTCTCCCCAAACGATATTTCTCCATGCAGTGGACACTCCGAACGATTGTTGTGAAGGGGTAAATCCTGGATCTGAAAATACTGGTCTTGGTTCAAATCGATATGTTGATGACGTATCCAAAACAGAAAGTATCGGATATCCGGCAATAACATGATCCCATCCTGGAGTTCCGTCTGATTCTTTATACACCGTAACGACTTTTGTTAGAGAATTATATGCGTGTACGTACCCGTATTGTCCTGTACCTGTACCAGATGTAAGAATGATCCTTGTTCCTAATAAGTTTGCTTGTTCGTTTTCATCATTGGATGCGATCGTAATAGTTGTTGTATTACCTGCCTGGGCATTGTTACCTACTAGAATAAATCCTGTACCGCCTGCTGATGCTAATGGCGGGACATAATATGCTGTACCGGTTCCTTCTGAACTGCCTGTTCCTGTTGCTCTAAACTGTGTTCCTACATCATTGTTAGGTGCACCGATAGCGGTCCATTCTGTATCACCTGCGACTAAAATCTCGTAGTCTAATCCAACAACAAAACTTCCATCTGGAACTATGGTATCAAACGGCTGTCTTGCCTCATTAATGATTCGTACATCAAAGATAGCATTGTCTCTGATCTCATCACCGATCACAGATGCTTGTACTCCTGACCCAACAAATGTAAAGTTGCCTAAAGTATAATTTCGACCAGCGTTTGAATATTGTAGTGCTAAAATTTCATCATTAACTTCTCCAGCAAAAGCATCTGCTATAACTGCTTCTTGATTTCTGGTATTAACTGTCGCAGATCTTGGGGTTTCATTTGCGTCAATTCCTGTTGCTAATGCTCCATACCTACCATAAGAACAGTTACCATTGGTAGCACGGATGACACCTCCGTCTTCCGCTAGATATCCAACCTGTGCATAATACGTAAATACCGAAACTAATTCAGCACGTCCATTGTTTAATACATGAGCTCCGATACCATCTGAAATTACCTGTGTAAAGTCGTTGGATACTATCGATTTATTACCGCCATTATGTAATGCTCCATCAATTTTTTGCCCTGTTACTGCGTAACCAAATGTAGTAACGTTTTGTACATAACATGATCTAGTAGTAATCCAGACAGATTGATCGTTTGGTCCCCATCCTGGATCAAGTGATACATATGATCCGCCTGTAGGTCGTTGATACAAATCATAGATAGATGGTGGTGCTAGTGATCCTTCTAAATCTTTAACTGTAAGATTTCTGATGCCGGTAGCATCACGAACATAAAACATATCTGTGCCTTTAGAACCTAATTCTGCATAGGCGGCATATTTTGCTTCTCTTACTGATTTATAATTTCCAATATATGTTAAATCATATATCCAAGCACGTACAATTTTACGAATGTCTTTAGTTAATATTGTATTATCATATGTGTCTGATGCATGATTAACTGCTAACCATGCTTTTGCTTCAGCTACAAGAAAATTTATGTTTTGTGTTAAAATTGTTTGTGCATTAATATAGTATTGAAGCTCAGTAGCTGTATTAATTCCTGTTATTGTTACGTCTGCGCCATCGCTGTTAACATTAAATTGGATATATTGAACCATGTTTCCAATGACTGTTTGAATGTGCTCAGTAGCAAGCTCTGCGGTAATAGGAGTATTCACTATAACAATTCTATCACCTCCACCTAACGGATCGGGCTCTACTCTTTCTACTGGTGTTGTAGGAATAACTTGAGTTTGTGTGTTTCCTTCTGTTTTATCGACCAAAGTTGCACTGAACATCCCCGCTATTTTACCTGACAAATGACTTAACAATTCTCTATACGCTTGATTTGCTAATTGATTAGAATTGATTGGATTTGGTTTAATTACTGTGGTTCTAATTTCTGTTCCGGTAATGGCTGTTTTTTTTGGAACAACTATAGGTAATATTTCTTCAAATTCGCCTTGTCCTATATATATTGTACTAGTTCCTGAATAATTTTGATCTTCAATTTTTTCACAGGCAAATCTAACTGTTCGATATGGTTTAAAAGGATTTAGTCCTCTCTGCGGATCTGTGTCATCATCAACTCCATCTTTATCAACATATATAAATTGTTGACTGCTTCCCCAGAATTTATAAAATAGAGTATCTTGATTATTAATGTTTAATACTTGATCTGTAGAGCCAATAGGTACATTTGTTGTATCGAAAGTAGATCCATCATTTGCTAATCTTCTTGATAAATTATAGGTTAGTAAATCGCCTTGTGCTGTTAATCCTACTCCGTCACCGGACTGTATCATTAGATCCCAATAAAAATATCCTGATCCATTATCACCTGGATAATTTTGTGAATCGGCAGTATGCTCGATGTTGGCTTTGTATGCCGAACCATCAAATAGTACAATATCTCCTACCGAATATGTAGATCCTTGACTCCAGAAATTTTTCCAACTACCGCCAGGTATCACTAATTCCCATGCGCTGTCGTCCAGATAATCTAAAGAACTTCCGTCAGTGCTTGTTAAATTAAGTGCAATCCATAATTGTCCACCTCGTCTAACTAAATCTCCTGGAAGGTATACTGTGTCGGCATCCCAATCTCCTAAAAATCTAGTAGCACGTGCTAATTGGCTCCACCATTGATTTATACCTAATTGACTATCACTAGGAAGTTGATTTACGTGAGCACTGTTACAATAATATACAAATCCGCCATCTCTAACTATATCACCGATACCGTAGTATGATTCTTCATCCCACGTACCTCTAAAATTAAATCCATAAAATTCAACACTAAACTTCGAATCGTCAAAGTTACTTCCTGATGTATGAAAAGTTGTGCATCTGTATATAGTTCTTCCATATCTAACTAGATCATTTAATCTATAAACTCTGTCAGCTACCCAACTTTCTCTATATTCTACGTTTTTATGTACGACTGTCCATTTGCCTAGATCAGCTTCTAATCCAGTTGCAAACGACTGTGCTGTGTGTCCTGTGGTGCATTCATAGACTATGCCGTTGTATCTTACAACATCGCCTTTACCATAAGTTGTATTTTCTTGCCATTCACCTTTCCAGTCAATAGAATCTAAATGTAAAGTCCAATTAGAAGAATCTGATTCAAAATCGCTAGAGGTGTGTGCTGTATTACAACGATACAAATTACCGCCGTAATCTATTACATCATTAAAATTATAAAGTGTAGAAGTTTGCCAAGATTGTCTATAGATATAACCATCAGTCATCTTTCTCCATCTTGGAGTAGCATTAGATTGGCCAGGTGGAATATATGCTATATCACTATTAAAATCTGCTTGGGCAGTATGCTGTATCATACAAACATAGGTATTCGCTCCGTATCTTACGATATCGTCTCGATTGTATGCTGTACCTGTAACCCAAGTATTCTTCCAGGTATATCTAATTCTACTTATTTTAAAATCTGCCATAGTCTATCTCTTTATGCTCCAGAAGTTCCTGGTGGATATGTGTATCCTTTATTAATTCTTACTGTAAATCTGCCTTCACTATCTACATAATAAAATAGTGATCTATCGTCCCATCTATATTGCGGATATTTTAAATTATCAAATTCAATTTGATGATCTGTTCTAATACCTTCGAAATAATCTACACCTTCTTCAAAATCTTCAAAAGTTTCACTAGGAGTTCCCGGAGCATTAACATCAATGATGTCAGTAGTATCAGTAATCATATCACTACGAACTAAAAATAATTCTCCATCTTCGTTTCTTCTAACGCCGTAGAAAAATCTAGGACTGTTTCCTAAAATTTCTTCTGGATCTCTACCAATGTAATAATTACTAGCCATAATATTATTCCTATGAAATTTCTACATAACTGATAGTAGCATCAACACTTGCCTCTGTATCAGATACGATTCTTATTCCAGCCGTTTCTGGTAATATCAATTTTTCACCCTGAGTTACTAATTTAGTCGCACTCGCCGGAGGTATCGGCAATGATTTAACATACACTCCTTGCGTAGAATTTTCGTCTATTATATATACATCTACGATAACTGTATCAAAATCTGTAGTATTTGCTAGATTACATCCAATAACGGTTGCTCTAACACCTTCGCCGATCTGTAATGCATCAACCGGAGTGGTTCCAATATCTGTTACAACTGCGTGTTTAAATACGGTAGGCATCTATGTATTATCCTAATATTAATGCGAATGATGCCGCGATGTCATTCGCTTGTAATTCTGAAACAGCACCTGAAGCACCCGCTGGTGAACTCCATGCCGCTCCGTCCCAAATTTCTAACGCTTTACTGTTGGTATTATATCTTGTCATACCAAGGACAGCATATGCTGTTGGTCTTTCAGCATCGTTTCCTCTTGGAGGTACAAAACCGTTTGTCGTTGCTATTTTAAAATAGCCTGTACCTGTTTGTGCTATCTGTGTTATTGCCCCGTTTGATACATTGGTTATTACATTATCTACTATTCTAAAATTACCTAATCTAACTCCGCCGGCTCCGTTGCCGTCAATGTATAAATCTAAACCTGTTGTTGTTGTAATTTCATTATCACGGAACATTAAATTGCCGACATCTAGAGTTGGAACATCTAATGTATCAGCATATAAATCATTTACATATGCTCTTCTCCAATAAAAACTAGAAGAACCTAAATCGTATGTATTGTCTGTTTCAGGAATAAGATCACTTTGAATACTGGCATTAATTTCGATAGTGTCGGATAATGAATCTCCGATAATAATATTACCACCTATTGTAATATTTCCATCTGCATTAATATTTCCATCAACTTGTAAGTTGCCAGTAATATTCGTGGTTGATAATATATCAACTTCACCTGTACCGTTTGGTTGGAATTCTAAATTAGCATTAGAATTAAAAGTTGAAATTACGTTTCCAGTTAGTCTTAAGTCACCAACTTCTAATATAGAATGATAAGAAGTTGCTTCGCCTGGAGAGGCTATAAAATTTATAGTTGTAGTATCAACCTGAATGGTATTTCCACTGATAGTGAAATTTCCTATATCTAATTGATTATCTACTAGAAGATTTGTTGTTCTTGTGGTACCGTTTACGTCAAGGTCGTAAGCTGGAGAAGCAGTATTAACTCCAATGCGATCATCTGTTACGTTAAGATATAAGAGGTCAGTCTCAAAGGCTAAATCTATTCCATTACGTTCAAGATTCGACTTCAAGAGCGGACCGGATATTCGACCTATTGCCATGCGCTCTCCTTTGTACCACCGAATTTCACGGATATAACCCCTTTACATAGCGGGTTTGTTCTGTTTGTCCTCACAAGTGTGGTCGCACTTGCGATTAATTATATTTATCTATATTGGAAAATTAACCGAGGATGAGGCTGTAGAGATTACCTAGATCTTCCATAATATCTGTGGTAACTTCCCCACCAGCACCAGTTGAAAGCTGATAAACACTACCATCGAAACATTCAAGATATTGTTCTTGTGTGTTCCATCTAGTGTCTCCTAGTTCAGGACTTGTTGGTCTACTTGCATTATTACCTGACGGCAATACGAATCCATTATTACCCATAAATCTTAGATAACCGATTCCTGTGCTAGTAAATGTAAGAGGAGTATTAAGAAGATTAGTAATATCACTATCTTCCCATTTTGTGCTTTCGATATATGTAATACCAGTGTCTGGACTTAATAAAATATCTTCATTAGACTGTAACCCTGTGATTTTATTGATAGTTCCGTCTAACCATAATTGATCAGAAACTTTAACTGCGTTCGGTCTATTTGTTGTAACTTGTGTTAGATCGTGCATAAACATCTGAGACCATCTTCTCGGTGAGCTATCTCCTGTGTTTTCACCTAAACTCCATTGATTATCAGTTCCAGGTATTATACTTTGTGTAAAATCAGGAGCGATTGTAATGGTATCTAATATTTCATCACCTATGATGATATTTGATAATGTAGATAAATTTCCATCTAATGTAATATTTCCGGAAACATTTAAATTATCAGTAATGGTCACATTTGATTCAAAAACAGTATTACCGGTTCCGTTCGGATCTAATTCTATATTTTGATTTGATGATAATCCTGAAATTCTAGAATTATCAAATTCTAAATCGTCGGTAAGTATTTTTGCATAATGTATTGTATTACCTGCATCGGATAATACTACATTTAACGGGCCTGTGGTAGTTGCTATTGTGTTTTCGAAAAATCTAACATTTCCTATTCTTGCTGTATCTGAAATAAGATCAGTAGTATGAATTATAGAACTTACATCTAAATCATATATAGGATTGTCTTTGTTAATTCCAATTCTATTTTCTGTTACGTTGAGATATAAATGATCGGTGTCGAAAGAAAGGTCAATACCATTCCTTAGTAAATTTTCATTTAATAACGGACCTGATATTCGCCCAATTGCCATTGTTAGTCAGCGTAACCGAAGTAAACTGTTACGTCCTTGCCTACATCAACTGCTGAAGTAAATTTGATATACCATCCATCTGCATAAGGTGCATTAGGACCTGTTAATGAACCTGATACGCTTTGTTCTATATCAAAGTTAGTACCATTTCCTATTTGGAAAACGTTCTCTACTAATACGATAATATTGTTATCGCTGGCTTGATATGAAGTTCCTGTTGGAACTGTTGTTAATGGTCCGAAAACTGTTTCTACAGCATTTCCTGGACCTAATGTCTGTGTCGAAATAGCAGTAGCACCTGGTGCTCTTACAGTCGTCCAGACATTGTTGATATATGCTTCTATAGTATTAGTATCTGTATTGTAACGGATAGTGCCGTTGGCATCTGTAGGTTGGCGTACACCTGTTAGTTTCGGTCTATCTGCTGTTCCGCCTTTTGGTAGCATTAATCCGCCGTCAGCATTGAATACCACTCTGTTACCAGTGCCTACACCTTTAGGATATACTATCAATGTTTGATTATTAATAGCAAATTTGTTTAGATGTCCTGTTTTTAAAAATTTCATATTATACCGGTAATGAGCTTACTGTTACACATAAAAGATTAGCGGTGTCTGTACCTACATAGATCTCATCTCCTGGATCTAAAACTATTCTTTCTTCGCTTAAGAATACAGTTTCGCCAGCTGGTACTGTTAGATTACTTACAATTAAATTACAAGTTGCACCTGACGATTGTGCTCCTACACCTTGTGGAGCAACGTACACGTTTACTACCACGTCATTAACAGTTTCGTCAGATGCACTAGGTGCTCCGATATTACATAAAACTATTGTAGTGATAGCATTTGTTTGTCCTGTCACAGGCGATACTATAGGTGCACCTGTACTAGAACTAGTATATACTAAATCTGGGTTTGTAACTGAACTTGCTGTAACCAAAGTGTTTTTAATCATATCTTATCTCTTTAAAATAACATACTGAAAAGTAATGCTTTGTTTTTACTTATCAGTTCTCCTCGTTGATATCTCGTATTATTGTTACTCGGATCTGCTCCATTACTTACATTCGCATCATTAATGCTGTCATTTACGAAATAAATTCCAGTAGTTCCAACGTTTACTGGACCAGCGTGTAGTAATCCTGCATTTGAAACATAAGCAGGCTGAGTTCCTTCTAAATCTAATAATTGTAACGCATAATCTAGAACAACTTTACCTGTACCCTGTGTTCTAATATTAATATTTTCGTTGGTGATACCTGATTTTGTTGTAATATCAAGTCCGTCATATCCTCCACCAATTTCTAAATTTCCAATTTCAAGTCTATTGGTAAAAAATTGTGCGATTAACGAACCATCAACTAATACTGATATAGCACTTTCCCCATCGGGTCCTGTAGTATATCCGGTATTATCAAATAGATATGTTAATGAACCTGAAATGTCTTTATCAGAAACGATAAGCCTTGTATCATCATCTAAAACTTGGAAAGTTGGATTGTCACGAATAGCGTCATCAACATATTTCTTATTTGGGATATCGTCATCGTCTGTTATTTGCGTTTCGTAATTTAAAGTTCCAGTAACTTTAATAACACCAGCACCGGTTCCAATTAATGTTAAGTCACCATTATCGGTATCTGCATCAGTGAGTATGTATCTAGTTTTAAATCTACTATTTGTAAACCCATATGCACCTTCTGCTCCGGTTACAACTTGAAATGCATCAATTGATTCATCAAAAATTAAACCATATGGTGTTTCAGTTCCTCTATCAATCTGTATACCAGAATATACTAATGACACTCCTGCACCAGTTTCGCCATAATTTAACGTTATAACGTTATCACTAACATTTAAGTTTTCAGCAGAAACGGTAAGAGTATCACCCTCAACTAATAAATTTCCTGTAACTCTTACTCTACCAACACCGGGACCAGTATCGAGGGTAATATCCTTACCCTCTCCTGTTTTAATTAGGTAATCGCCGTTGGTCTGTAGGACTTGTGACATTGACTAATCCTTAGATTGCTGTTAATACGATATAGTCGTTTGAAGAATCGTTTTCTAACGTCCAAGTGTATTTGTTATCACTCCAGTCAGTAACGAGATTTTTTGTGATTTTAGCGATGTTAATTTCTGTACCGCCGTTACCACCTAACCATCCCCACATTCTCATTTCATTTGCGGCATTTGGTGTTGAGTTTTGTAAAACAGCTTTGACATATTTGCCACCTGATCCAATGTTTGCTATTTCAACAACTGTAAATGTTTTAGCACCACGCTGTTTGATGATAACACCGTCTGTTTTTAATGAAGATGATGGCTCATCATAATATTCTACACGGACACCAGTAGCGGCTCCTGTAGATGATCCGATAGCATCTACGCCGAGTACATCTTTACGTAAAGGTCTTCCCATTTGTTTTCTCCTTAAAATTGGTTGACGTTCTAGGTCTACGCGGTGGGTAACCGCATAAGTCCGCCGAGTTGAAGCGGCACACTTATTGACAATGTATTTATCTTTTACTAAGCATAGCCATAACTTCTAGCTTTTCAACTAGTCCAATTATGCGATTAATTTCATCTATTTCTTTCTGTGCTTGCTCTACATAATAATTTTTGTGTGTCTGTTTGTAACTGACTTGATGTTTGCTGTAATTTTGTATATGTTTTTCTATGGCAGATTCTATTTCTTGAACATCCTTGCGAAACATGGTATAACGATATTTCCATTTTGATAAATGTTCTCTTAGTTTAGGAAAGTCTAGATGTGATTGTATTTGCATACTGATATTTAAGCCAAACAAAAAGGCTCCGAAGAGCCTTTTTGGATTTGAAGTACTTGGTACTTTCTTCTAAAATTAGAAGAATGTTGCGTTAGAAATTGTAACTGTACCTAAGTAGTCTGCCGCATTACCAAGAGATGAAGCCGCGTTAGTTAATTCAACATAGCCATATCTTGTCATGAAGCTTACTACTGGTTCAAATGTTGATGGATCAAGTACAACACCTGATGACATCAATGGAATGTATGGGCAATAGAACGCCGCCGCATCTGATTCGCTTGAACCTTTGTAACCAACTAATACTGTATCGCTTGTAGCATATGTGTTAACATATACTTTCATAGCGTTATTTAAAGTACCAACCATTTTTGTGTTAGTTGGAGCTTCAAATGTACCTTCAGTTGTTCTTGCGAAAGCTGAAGTTGTAGCTGATTGTAGGATTGTTAATGCTGTTGGTGATACAACAGCCCAGTTACCAGCACCACGACGTGTACGCTGAGCGATCACGTTAGATACTTTGTTAATTGCAACTGCTAATGCCGCATGTTCGTCACCAACGAATGTAGCTGTACCAGAAACTGTTGCTTGGTTGTATGCTACTTGGTTAGTAGAACCTGCTAATGTAACTAGAGATGCGATGATTTCTTGATCGATCTCAGCAGTAATTTCTTGTGCTAAAGCCGCCATAATTTCTGCTTCAACGTCAACACCTTGTTGAGCTTGTGCGTCTTGAGCCGCCTCAAATGTCCAGCGAGCTGACAATTTACGTGTCTTAGCTTCAACTGTTTGTTTGAGGATTTGGATTGATAGACGGTTACCTGCTTGACCTTCTAAAGCCGCTGTTGAAGCCGCTTTGTCGTCAGCCGCGCCGGAATAGCCTTCTGCAATCTTGAATGGTGATAATGCTTCTTCACCTGCTGTTGTATCAGTACCACTTGTAGAGTTGAATGTATCAGCATAACGAACTCTTAATGTGTGGATCTGACCAACTGGACCTGTCATTGGTTGTACGCCAACTAATTCGTTAGCAATAACAGTTGGCATAACACGTCTGATCACTGGAAGGATCACACGGTTAAGTGTTGCAACGTTGCCAGCAGATGTAGCACCAGCTGTAGCAGACTCTGACAAATACTTGCGGGTATTTTCTAAAGTCGCTGACATAACTGAGCGCTTGTTACCTTGGAGGCCTTCTAAGAGAGCGTCCTTGGTCTCTGACCAGCGTGACTCGAGTAATTGTGACATAATTTGTTTCTCCTTAAACTTTAAATTCCCGCAAGCCTGCGGATGTCAAAAATTTCAGCGGTTTTTTCATTGTTATTACCGCTATCTGCCTGTGCTTTATCGCCTGTAATTTCTTTAGCCTCTGTCAGCGCTTTCTTGACTTGAGTCCCGCCGTTCATCACGGCTGGTAAGTATTTGTCGAAAGCCTTGTTTAATTTGTCAGTTTGCACTGACTCTAGTAATTCGCCCATAACAGAACGCTTTTCACCTGTTAAAGGTCCAAGCAATTCTCCCATCACTTCTTTGCGTGTAGCAAGATCTTTAGCGATACGGATTTCCTGTTCTTTGCTTTCTACTAGTTTTTCTGTTTCTGCAACAACTTTTGCGGCTTCTGCAAGTTCTTGTTCTTTTTCAAAAACAACTTTTAGAAGTTTAGCGGTCTCTGATTTCTCATTGAGATGGCTTGCCGCATATTCGCTGGCAAATGATTCGAAAATTCTGCGACCGAAATCATTCTTACGTGCTTCATCAATGTCTTCTTTCAACTGAGTCATTTCAGAACGTAGGCCTTTCGACACTGTTTCTTCGATGATTTTAGTTGCTTTTTCAACGAAATCTTTTTTGACTTTTTCAAACTTGTCTTTGCTTTCGCGGACGAGTTTAACCTTAGTTTCTGCTAAGTCTTTTTTGTCTGCGTGGAACTCAGCAATTTCTTTCGAAAGTGCATCCACTATAAAAGATTCTAACTTACCGACATTTTCTGCTACTGTTTTACGGTCTGTGTGAAGTTCTGCAATTTCGCCTTTGAGATTGTTCATTACAAATGATTCTAACGCAGTAGCGTCTTTTGTAATTTTCTCAGCATATTTGGCTTTTGCTTCGATAAGTCCTTGGCGGTCTTCAGCGAATTCTGAAAGTTCTGCTTGCAAACGATCTGCTAACATATTTTCAACTGCTTCTGCCATTGTTGACTTGTCATGCTCATATTTCTGAGCAAATTCTTCACGTAACTCTGCGGTTACTTGATCGCGATTCTCTTGAATCTGGTTTTGCCAAGCGGATTCAATCTCCGATTTGATTTCCTCGGAAATCACATTGTTTTCAAACAACTGTTTTACAAAATCTAGCATGTGATTCTCCTACTTGGTTAATTGAGTCCTTTGATGATCTTCACCAAACTCTCTTTGATGTAACGCTGTGCCTGTGGGTCGCCTTGAACTTCTTTTGCCACTTTTAATGCCTGTAAGCCACCTTGATTATTCATAAGGTGTTCGTATACTGGTGTAGGATATGCTCCTGGTGCAGATGGTTGAGCAACTACATCGACTGTGATAATTTCAAAGCCATTGACATTGCCGCTTTCGTCCACTTCACCGGAACCTCTACTTGATACTCCTAATTTTACTCCCGACGACAACATAGTCTCAATTAATTGACCCATTGGCGTCGGTAGTAGTTTAAGTTTTCCGTAACCGTTCGGTCCGTCCATCCACATCTTTGTAATCATGTGTGATACACGGTCGAGGTTGATTCGTAAATCTGCCGGATGATCAACTTCACCTAGCACAGAGTATCCGCCAGCGATCTGTTCGTTGAGCGTCTTGACAGCCTTGCCAATTTCTTCAGAAGAATAAACACGTTGGTTTGCATTCCTGATATCACCCTGAATGCAAATACCGTTTAGGTGTAAAGACTTTTTACCGTCTTTATCTTCTTCGCTCTCTAAGACAATCTTAGCCTGGTCAAAACTCAAATGTTCCGCTAGTGTTGTTTTCATCGTTTAATTAACCTCTATCTAATTAGCCACGGAAAAGACTGTCTTTATTGTCAGCCGCTGTTTCTTTACCAGCGCCTTTCTCATTTGACATTTTAGTTGCGTCTTTAGAACCTGGTTTATTAACGTTACCGCCATCGTGTTCTTTAGCTGTTGGTGCTGGACGACCTTTTTCGTCTGCGCCTTGTGCTAAGTTTGATGCTGTACCGCCCATATCGTTTTTGCCAGCTACTGTTGATTTTGCGTCAGCGCCTTGCTCTGATGTTACAGGAGCTGGTGCTTTTTCAACATATTCACGCACTGTTTCTAATTCTTCTTCAGCTGATTCAGGAGCAAACATTTCTTCTGCTTCTTCTTCACCTTCTTCTTCTGCTTCTTCGCCTGCTTCTTGACCTTTTAATTCGTCAAATTTAGCTTGAAGTTCGTCAACGATTTCTTCTAAGTCTTGAAAAAGTTCTGCTTCGTCTTTTTCGCCTTCGTCTTCGTCATTGTCAGCATCTAATTCTGCTTCTAAGTCGTCAGTTGGGTCACCGCCCATTTCGTCAGCTTCTACTGGAATTTCTTCAAAATCTTCGTTGGTTTCTTCATCTGAATCTTCGTCTGTAGCTTCTTCAACTGCATCTTCATCAGATTCTTCAGTTGCTTCATCTACTTCGTCTTCATCTTTTTCTTCTGTAGCTTCTTCGACTTCTTCATCTTTTGTTTCTTCTTCGATTTCAGATTCGATTAATTCTTCATAGATTTCTCTTGATTTTGCTACTACGAATTCGTGGAATAGTTCTTCTGCTTTGTCTTGCTCGTCATTAACAAGATGTTCTAACATCTGTTCGAGTGTTTTTTTATCTGCCATGTTTTTCTCCTTAAAAAAATTAATGGTTTGGCTGTCGTCTTATATTTAACACGTAGTTTATTTATTGTTGTTAAATGGTACTTTTTTGAATCGTTTTGTCTGTATATATAGTATCTTGGAAAAATTCTATAAATTCTTGATATGTGATATGTTTGAGATTTGATAATTTTGGACCTAGTTTATCTGGAATGAATGCTCCTTCCTGAATCACCCTTTTAAATCTTACATTACTAAACTCTTTTATTGTTTTTTCTGTTTGATTTAACCAATTTCCGAAATAAGTTGCTGAATCTGTTGATTTTTTGTAGTTAAATGTGTCAGCATACACATTGTTAAATTTACCATCATCTCCTTGATAATCAAACCCAAGAATATAAATTTCTTGATGTCCTTCACGGCAAGCGTGCCAAAGTGCTGTTGGTCCTGAACTCCATCCTTTGTGAGGTGAGAAAAAATTAATTCTATTTTTATCTTTTATACCTTTATTGGGATTGGTCCACACTTCGTTTGATAAATGATACCCAGAATTTATAATTTCATTAACCATTTTAACATCTACAGCTATCAAAACGTGAGGATCAAACTCTCGATATTGAGCATTACATCCGTAGACTGTTCCTAGAGTTAATAGAGATTTAGGATTTATAGCAAGACGACTTTTGCCATTTCCTATTACAAATGCTGGTTTAGGCTGATGTTTGGTCTTCAACTGGATTTGCGTACATCTGTTGTATGAAACCCAGCTCTGATTTATGTTCTGCTTCGTGAGCTTCTGATTGTAATCGAAGTTGATTAATTTGACCCAACGTTAATCTAATTTTGCGAGTATCATCTTTGTGAATAACATTACTATCGTTAGCATTGTTATATCGTCGATCAACTGCAAAATCGTTGTTATTATCGTTAAAGTATAAAAATTCTTTTAGAAGCATATTATTATTTATATTATTGAGCTGGAGGTTCAGTGGTTGTTTCTTCGCCAGCGGCTCCTTCTTCTGCCGCGGCCGCCATATCTTCAGGTGCTTCTGCTGTTTGATCAGCCATATCATTTGCCATACCTCCAGGAGTAACTCCTGCTGTACGTAATTCTTTGCCTGCTTCAGAAGTACCTTGTAATCCCGATCCGTTTTCTTCACCCCATAACCGTTCGTTTTCTGCAATTTCATCAGCAGTCATTCCTAAGAATCGTTTCAATGCGAACCGTTTAGATAGATAAGGAACTTCTGCGATCGCTGTGTATAAGTTAGCACGTGTCGCATCGAGCTCTGCTTGTCTATATGCCGCGAAGTTCTGTGGCGGATTAAATTTTAATTCGAACAAACTCGAATCAATATTAACACCTTGATCGTATAACCAAAGTTTAAATTCTTGGTCAAATGTTTCAATGATCATAGATTGCAATCTTTCACAATATTTGTTGAAACGTAGCTCTTGGATATATGCTGTACCTACCTTTCCGTCTGCTAGAGTGTTCGCAGAATCGTCAATTGCTGTAGGAAGATAGCTACTTGGTATGCGTAAAGCACGGAATAACTTGTTGGTAAAGTATCTTAAATCTGTGATCTCACCTAGGTTAGTACCACCTGGCAGTGTTTCAACTTTAGATCCACGTCCTTCTGCTGTCTGTGGAAAGAAGTAATCTTCATTAGTCGATAATGGATTGTATGATGCATCAACTACTGATTGTCCTCCACCTGTAGCACTAGGAATACGTCTTTGTTGAATCTCGTTTTTAACACGTTCAACAAAACTCATAGCCATGTGTGCTGGCATATTACCTACATCAACATAAAAAATCCTACGTTCAGGTGCTCTTTGAATACGATAGATGATGATAGCATCTTCTAATAATTCTTTCTGTTTGTAAACTTTGAATACAGATTCTAATAACGAGTTACCAAATGGATAGTTGTTATCTAATCCTTCGCTTAATGAAATATGCACAACGTCTTTTGCATCTACTGTAATTTCGTTTGGTTGATTGCTAAATCTACTACCTGTCTGTCTAGCAACTTCTCCAACCATTCCTCGACCAAACCCGCCACCTGTTGTATAAGCACTGGTGCCGCTAGGAGATGTGTTTGATGTACCATGAGGAGTTACTGCTATTAACTCTTTGAAATTAAAGTTAACATCTTTAATCACATACTGTTCAGGAATCTTACCTTCTGATTCGTTTACAATAATTTTGGTAACTTTAGATTGATCTACATATAACCATTTTTTAGTCTCTGGATCTCGAACAAAAAAACAGTCTCCGTATTTGAATGTATTACGAACCACACGGAAAATTCTAGTTTCAAATTGTTGCTGTTTGACCCATTTTTGAAGACTTTCTTTTAAAAGTTTTACTTCCGTAGCAGTTGGAGCACCACGGAAGTAAGTGTGAAAAGGAGTAGCGTTCTCCTTATCTTTCTGAGTACAAAACTCAGCAAGAATATCTAATGCGGCATTGACCTCTGAATCCATGTCCATGGTGTCATACTGCATATATCTTTCAATACGGTTAGGTGCACCAGCATAAACATCTGGCAGATAACTCGAATAGTTTGAACGTGCAGGACCTGCTCTACCGCCACCACCGACGGGACTCATCGATCCTGATTGATTTCCTGTATTAACAGGTGTAAAAAACTTTTTCCAACTCATACGCTATTTTCCTATTAGGCAAACATATCTGCACTTAGACTTCGTTGTACCTGTAATTGTGCTCCTGATACTCTTAACAATGCATCAAGTTTAGTATTTAATGCGGCTAATAATTCATTACTGCTTTTTTGATCTCTACCTGATGTATCTGCTACTGTTGCTACAGATTCATCGCTAACTGGTTGTTTTCCTGCTGATTCTTTTTTTCCTGCTTCTTGTTTAGCTTTTTCATTTTTAATTTTTTCTTTTTCTTCACCTTTTGCTTCCATATCTTTTCTTGCTTGTTCTTTAGGTGCTAAACCGCTATTCTGTGCTTTTAATTCTTGTCCTAAAAGCGATACAGTGTCCGCAGTATTATAGTCTACACTCTTTTTCCTCTCGTTGTCAAGAGCTTTATTGGTAGATTCTAAAGATTTTAATTCTTTATTTTTTATAGTTTGTTCTTTTTTATCAGTATCTCGATCTCTTTTGATTCCTTTTTTGCGATCTTCTACATTTTCTGCCATCCGGTCCTTGATAAATGTTGCATTATCTCTTGCGTTCTTTACATTCTCTTCTATGTCACCCTTGACTATTTCTATCTGATCGGACAGATCAATACCAGGTATCCAATCTAATACCTGGTAAAATCCTAATTTTAGCAAATTGAAAAATCCTTTAAATCCTTCCCACCATATTTTCATTCCTGATTTAATTACATCAAGATCGCCCCCGAAGTCCTCGAATACTTTATAAAGAGCATAGGTACCAGCAACAACCAAAGCCGCAACTGCCGCGAACGGTGCTAATGCCACTAATACTCCCATCAGAGATAATGCTTCTGTTCCTTTTAGTGCCGCTACTATTCCTGTGATAGCACTATATGCGAGCATAGCACCTTTTAATACAAGAAATCCTAATGCTATATCTCCCAATAGTCCTCCATATTCTTGAAAGATAGGAATAATGTTATTCATGACAATATTAGCTATGGTAGAAAATGCGTCTATCATTACTGGAAGAATTCCGCTGTCGGCTAATGCTACCATAAATTCGTTACTAAAACCAGCTAGTGCGGCTTTAGATTCTTGTACAGATTGATTAAATGCATCTGTTTGTGCCTGTGCTTCTGATTGGGCCTTAGTGGCATTTATTACTCCATCATACTGTATTCCTAATGCCGCTGTCATAGCATTAGTTGTTCCTGCAAACTCTGCAGAATAGGTACCTGCAATTTTAATTTGTTCAGCATTTTGTTCGGCTTCAGATCTCATTAGATTATTCAATCTATTTCTTTCTTCTATCGTTAATTCCTCACCTCTCTGCATTTTTTCTCTATACTGAGATAACAATGCCGCCGACTGTGGCAAGAACGCTAATAGTTTTTGATTCTCTTCTGTAGTAGCAGTTCCGGCCGCTAGAATGTCTTTTGAAAAATTTTGTAATCCTTCTGGTAACCCTTGTACAGTAGCTAGGAAACTTTCACGGACCTCTTTTTGCAGGCCGATCATAGATGCTTGGAACTGTGCGTCTTTCAATAGTCTTTCACGTTCTGCTTCTTTTGCTTTGCGTTCTTGGCCTGTAATTTTTGCCAATGCATCCATCTCTTCGAGATAATCTTTTGACCCTTTAACCAAGTCAGCATTAGTCATTCTATCTGAAAGGCCTTGCATTCTTAACTGCTTGGCATAGTTAGCAAATCCTTGATTAATGTCTTGTGTAGAATAACCTAAGGCAAAAAGATCTTGTCCTGTGCGTCTTAATTCTTGTGATATATCTGCAAATCTTTTTGCACCAGTTGAAGTTTCTCCTCCTAGTGCTACTAAAGCCTCTCCATTAGATGCTAAAAAACTACCAAATTGATCTAAGGTCATTCCTGCTTGACTAGCAGATCTGCTGAAAGTACGGATACTACCGTCGAATGTGGCTCCTGACGATGCACCTGCTACAAGTGCGTCTGCCGCAGATGTTGCCGCAGATGCGACAGCACTAAAAGCGGCTCCTACTATCGGAATGTTAGAAAATACTCCAGCGGCTGAAGTTAAGCTATCGCCGACATTGGCAAAATCACTTACCAATTTTATAGAGTAGGTACTAAGTTTATATAAAGCACCGGTAGCAATACCTGAGGCTTTGCTTAATCTATCAAAAGATTGGCTCTGTTTCTGTTGTTTTTCAATTAATTGTTTAGTAGATTTAGCTTGTGCAGAAGTTCCACTGCCACCTCCGGATCCACCACCACTGCCACCTCCGGAACGCATTAGATTGACTAATTCACGGAGAGTCGATTCACTAGCGGCGTTTTCTGCTTCTACGGTACCGATACCAGGGATGTCGATTGAAACTGTAGCCATTAATTATTTTCCGAGAAATATACGTACATAAATAGTTTAAACTTAAAAGTATTTATCGGAGAAAAAAGGTGGAACAAAATACCAACGAACAAATGCAAACGTCTATGAATCCAACAAACCCGTTAGCACAGTTCTATAGACAACCTAAAATTTATATTAAATTGCCTTCACAAGGAAGATTTTATCCTAACGGTAGTCTTGATGTTAGCTCTAATCAAGAATATCCTGTCTATGCTATGACGGCCAAAGACGAGCTAATGTTTAAGACTCCGGATGCACTTTTATCAGGACAAAGCACTGTAGAAATTATCAAGAGCTGTATTCCTGCTATTAAAGATCCGTGGCAGATGCCGACGATAGATATAGATTTCTGTCTGATGGCTATCCGCGTAGCAACTTACGGTTCTGATATGGAAATCAACGCAATCTGTCCTAAATGTGGAGACAACAATCCATATCTAATCAATCTAACAGATTGGATGGGAAAATTTGGTACGTTTCAATATCAAGACACTGTTAATGTAGATCCGCTTTCTGTACAAATAAGACCTTACAGTTATAAAGAAATGACTAAAACAGCATTAAAATCTTTACAACAGCAGAAGTTAGTTAATCTAGCATCAAATGAAGAAATGTCAGATGAGGAAAAGCTAGAAAAATTTAGCGATGGTTTTGTAAAACTAACAGCATTAACTGTCGAAGTTATCGCAGACTGTATAGTTAAGATAGAAACTCCAGATGGATTAACAACGAACAAAGATCAGATCAAAGATTTTATCAATAATTGTTCGGCCGAAGTATTTGATAAAATTTCAAAACACGTGCAAGATATTAAATCACAGATCGAATTACCTCCACAACATGTTAAATGTACCGGTTGCGAAAATGAATACAATGTTCCTGTAGCTATGGATCAATCAAATTTTTTCGTAGCAAGATCTTAAACCTCTCCTTGCCGGAGATCTTGCAGTATTCCGAAACCTTGGATAAAGAGGCTAAGGAGATCAAGAAAGAAGTCTTGAAAATGTGCTGGTATATGAGAGGACTTTCTTATTCCGAAGGAATAAATCTTAGCCACGATGAACGAGAAATCGTTGCCGAAATAATCAAAGAGAATCTAGAAACTACTAAAAAATCCGGACTGCCTTTCTTCTAAGCTGATTTGAGATCCTTGGTCAGCTGTATTTTAACTTTCTGTACAGTTTCACGACCTTGTGCTTTGATATCCTGTGCCAGTTTGTTTAGATCAACCTGTCTAGGCATCTGGACTACATTACCACCACCTGACGTGGCACCAGCGGCCTGTTTGAAATCATCTGGAGCACCTGGAGTACCCGCCGCACGTTTCATCGTGTCGTCTTCTGGTTCTGCATCAGTGTCCGTAGCAGTAGCAGTACTGGGTTTTGCACCTGTAACATCGCCACCTGTGACTTCTGGTTCTGCTTCAGGTTCTTGCACGTTTTGCGGTACGGGGAATTTCATATCACCGTAGATCTTATCTAAGGCATCTTTGTTGATTTTCTGTGCGAGCAAGAATTTATATAATTCGTCTGAGTCTGTAGGTGAACCTGCTTTGGTCCACGCTTTGGCCAATCCCTGTGCTGTGTTTTTCTGTGTCAGTGCTGTACCGACTTTCTGCGCACCTTTGGCTATAGCACCACCTACCGCTCCTGCGGCCTTGCCCGCTACTTTTTTGATAGCGTCGAACGGTCCTTCGTCTAATCTCTGGAACACTAGATATACCTGTCCTTCTGATAAAGGACGTTGCTGTAGGATCACAGATTCTTTGGCATCACCTTTCACGGGTTTGCCTTCCTTGTCCATAGCAGTAGCACCTGTCGCGGCGCCTTGTGCGGCCGCCGATAATCCATCAAAGAATTTTGCGAGATCAGCCGCTGATTTAGCAGGATCTATACCTTGTAACATTTTAAGTTCATTTGCTTCTGTAGCGGCTGTTGCGATTTTTTGGGCTTGATCGAACAATTTCCACGCTGTACCGTAATTTTCACTCCTCCATTGTGCCACAGCACTGTCAAACACTGAAGAAAACTGTTCCAATTCTTTAGGAGTACCGTAGATGTCTATGTTCTTCATGATTCCAAGTTTGCCAGTTCCCATCTGGATACTATGGTAAAATTCGCTACCATCTATAGGAACAGGATTGAGTGTCTGTGCTATGCCTTCTATCGCATCTCCGATCTTATCCATGGTAAAACCAGCTAGCCATCCTACCGCGGCGGCTTTTAGACCTTTACCTACAGCAGTTGATAGTTTTTCACCTTTGATCAATCCTGTAGAAACACGC